CTTTGTGGATTCTAAAATATTCGTCGCCAAACTCCAGGATGTAGGTTTGCTCGACGTTGAACTCAAACGGTATAAGACGCACGTTATGGGCGCTATTTTTGACCTCACGCACAAAGATAGTGCCGGGACGACGGCTAGCACCGCCATGCGGATGCACCAGAAAATTCTGTAACTTTTTACAGCCATTGAAATATTTGCTGAGATCTGTACGGCCATCCAGGCGTGGACTTAGCTCGCCGGCAGTAAAATTGGTAAAAGCTGGTGACGCCTTAGCCATTTAAAACCTCGAATTAATAAAGGTATCAGCTGCAACGCGGCGGCTTTCAGTAACAATAGATGTGTTGATCTGGTTATCCTCGGTAGCGTCAACAAAGCGCGCTTCGGTTAGTTTAGTCTGATAAAGGCTGTACATATTGGAGCCGAGCGCTGATGAGCCTACCAGCGGGTAGGCAAGGTCAGCGGCTAGCGCAGCTGCCAGCGTTTCGATCAGCAGCGTGTCGTACTCGTTCACGTCAGTCACGCGAGCGATATACAGCATTTCTATCGTGCTTTCGTTGCAGACAAGCTTGCGGCCCTCTATGCGATATAAGATATTGGCATCGCTCAAACCTAGTACCCGCAAGCAGAACGGGTCTGTCGGCAATGTGAATTGCTGTGTAAATTCAAAGGCCGGTGTTGCAGTGTCCGGCGCCAGAGACACGCGGGTGGTCAGGCTGTTCCAGGGATGCGCGCGGAATGTAGCATCACGCACAAACTCATAGCGCTGGTTGCATAAACGTGCAGCTTTGCTGTCCTCGGTCAGCGCAATGATATTGGACGCGCCAATCTGGTTTAGCGCTGAATTACAGATATCAACAACAGATGCCATGAAACCCTCATAAAAGAAAAGGCCAGCCCATTGCTGAGCTGGCCTATCGGTTAGTTTACAACATACACAATGTTGAAAGACATTGTGCCGCCAGTACCGCCAGTTGCGTTGAAAGTCACCGCAACATAGTAGTAATCGCCGGGGTCTGTTGAATCACCAGCAAGCTCGTACACTCTTTGGCCGGCTGTGTTTAAATCAGCCACCTCAAAGCGTACATCAGCCATAGCTCCCGCGTCTGCTACAGAAGTAGCAAAACAATCTTCGTCTTTGACTGTTCCGTCTGGTAAATACAGACCTACGTTGAATGTGCATGACCCGCCGAATGTATCGGTTCCGATAAACAGTTGCGGGATTGTTGCATGGCTTGGAATTGGCGCAAGCATGACAATATCATTGTCAGTGCTGTCACCCGCCGCCAGCTCAATAGTGCCTTGTGCAACGCGCATTTCACCGCCAAGCAGTGCCGCATTGTTAAACACCTGGGGGCTAGCTTCAAAGTTAGCAACAAGATCAGAATTTTTTGTTGTCATTTTCTAGCTCCCTTATGCAGATTCATCGCAAGCGATTTCAACGACCTTTTCTTCTTCCATTCTGGTGCTACCAAACTGCGCACAGTAGTAGACCTGAGTAGAATAAGATTTATCGGCTCGTTCATCGATACGCGATTGTACGTCTTTACCTACTGCCAATTTGAGCCCATCTTGAGCCCAGGCAAAGCAGGTGCGAATGTTGCCAGATTTGGCTAGGCGAGTTGTTACATGGAACTGAAAGCCCATGAACGTATTGATCTCACCCTGTACCAGCGCTTTGACTGTGTTAAAGTCAGAGCTTGTGACTGTGGTGCTGTTCAACAGCGCCTCAATCTGGTCTGGCCCCACAGCAATATGCCGTGGAATTGATGGGTCAACAGAACCAAGGTCAAGAATTTTCTTGGCCTCAATCAGTTTCGCCAAGCTCAGGTCAGCACTACCATGTGCAATCTGATTAGCCGCAAGCATAGTTGTGCTTGTGCCACCAGCCTTGCCGGTCAGTGATGTGCCTGTTGCTGCTGCAATGATGCTGTCGTCCATTGCACGACCCATAGCAGCAGCTGCCGCACGGGCATATGTGCTTGTAGGATCGATAAGCATTTGAACTTTATCAGCGTCATCGATTAAGTCAGCCCATTCATACGCATCCATGGTCACCATCCGTCTGCTATGCGGGGTGTCAACCATGGGTGTATCCTGGTGCCTAGAGGTGCGTTTTACCGCCGCAGCCGAGCCAACCTGGTCGAAAAAAGCCTTTTCACCAGTTACTGATTCCTCTTCGACGCCGCCCCGTAGGATCGACCCCATCTGCTGAGAAAGCAGTGTTACGTTAGCGCTAAACTGCTGGGAAAACGCGGTTGTGATTTGCGTAGACATATAAATGTCTCCCTTCGTTTTGCAGTTAGTGGCTTGCTACCCGGCAGGGTGCCGGACAAAGGTTTTGTGCAATACGGTTGCGACCGACCGGGGCTATGCAGCTTGTCCGGGTTTTTGCTTCGATGCCTTAGCCAGCTGGGCGCTTGGCTTGTCAATCGGCTTTAGGCACCATTGCAAATTCTTTTCGGCGTGTTCTAGCGGGTTATTGATCATAACCGCTGAGCCTGTCTCCAACGTCAGACGCAAGACCTCAAGCTTGAAATCTCTATCAGCTTCCGACATTTGCCATTTCCTGATACTTCAGACCCTCTTGGACATAATACTGATGCTCAGGATGGCGTTGATCCCAATAGGGCGTGTTTGGCGCCCTGATTTCTGCAAGCTTTGCTTTCGCATCTTCCGGCGTCAGACCGCCAGTGGTTTTCACACCAACAAGGCTATCCTCGCCTATCTTGTCATTTATGTACTGGCCGATATTGACCATCATCCTGATCATGTCTGGATGATCGCCGACAGACCGCCCGTCCTCTAAAAACAGGTTGTTTACGAAAGATTGTGGCTCTGGCCCCTTATCTGTCTGCACCATTTCTGTTGCACCAAATTGCAATGTGACCTGTTTTGCCGCGCCCATCTTATCTTTGTACGCAGCGCCCATTTCCTTTTGTAATTCTGTTGCTGTACTTGCAACGAGCTGTTCAACTTGCGCTTCGTCAACACCGCCTTGTGTGCCAATAAAATTATTATATTTGTTCAGCAAACGCTGGGCTTGCTCAGGTCTAAGGCCAATCTCAAGCGCTGTTTCCTTGAACCAGTCAAGCATACCTTCTGATGCCTCAACGCCCTCTGGCACTTCATTTTCAAGCTCGTAACCGTCCACACTGTCTGGCCGGCCAGCCTTTTGATAAAACTCTGCCCAGTCATCGTCAGTTGCGTGTTTGCCTGGTATGACAACTTTATCTGCGCCAATCATGGACTGCGCGCTTACCAGGCTTTTTGCCATCGCACCAATATCGGTGAAATGCGCTAAAGATTTGTGATCCCGGATTTCTTCGGGGAGTTGAGAGCGCCAGTCTTCACTGGTGCCAGACTGGGCTACCGCCGCTTCATCAGCAACGACCTCAGCTACCTGTTCTTCACTCATTTGATATCATATCCTCTAATTGTTTGCGGTCACGCAGCATTGACCTGATAAAAAGCAAAACCGTGCGCTGGCCCTCACGGTAGGCTGTTTCACAAGGATCAGCCGAAAATGTTGTCGAATGTTCACAAAATCTCACACCGAGGTCATCCAGGATGCGTTTGCCGTCCTCGCTTGTGAACACAGTTTTATAGAGCTGTATTGTATCGTCCGGCGTCATTACTCAGCCGCCTGACCGGCTTCTAGCGCTCTTACCATTGGCGCTGCATTACCAGCTGCCTCAGCTTGCTGCATCAGCTCTTGCTGTTCTGCCATTGCTGCTTGCTGTTCCTGGCGCTGTGCGCGCAATATAGCAACCTCTTGCTCGCCTCTGACTGCCGTTGCCGGCACACCGAGGATTTTAATCAAATGCTTGGAGATCCCGTCGCTGTCCACATAATCCATAATGCCCGGATCAAGCTGCGATAGCGGCGTCATCAGCTCTAGCAACCTGGTCATTGACGCAATATCGCCCTGACGCTGTGCCTTTGCCAGTGGGCTTACATAGATGATTTCCAGATTCTGGTTCAGCATAAAGTCAGGCGCCGCAGCAAACGCCTGTTGGCGTGACAGAATGTTATAAACGCGGCTGATTAGTGGCTGTAGCAGCTCTTGCGATAGGCGCCCCGTCAGAGGCCCTAACAGCCTCATCTTCTCTTCGGTACGCTGAACAACCTCAGTGGCGGTCATTTGCGGCCCTTCGCCCAGTATGAGCTGGTCTACATAGAACGCAGCTCTGATAGCTTTGCGCCGCTGTTCTTCCATGTTCAGACCCAGCGGATTGTTAGCGCCGATATTGAGCGGCTCTATTCTGTCGCGTGTGCCGGATCTGTAAAAATTCAGACCGCCCGGTACTGTTCTGACCGGCAACATGAAACCATCGTCCGGGACTAGCAATGGCGGGTCAACTTGCTTTTGCGCTGCCCTGATTGTGACCTCTGACATACGGTTGAGCATTTTTATGTCTGCCAATGCCGTCATTGACGGAGATCTGCCATAACCTAGCTCAAACGAGCTCTTGGAAAATCTGGGCGCCATATAACAAAATTCATCAAAGCCTGATTCGGACAATACGGCTTTTTCTTCTGGCTCTATATAGATTGACGCGAATGGCTTGTTCTCAGCTGTTGCCTTGGTGATATCACGCTCATCACGCGGATAGACCGCATGGATTAGCGTCAGCTGTTCGTATGGGTTCTCATTCGCCTTTTGCAGTATTTTACTATTGAATTTTTCGTCACCAAATTTTTTGAGCGCCGCCCGTGCCGGCATTTTAAATTTACGAAAGACCGTATCAACCCGCCCCTTGTCATCCTCGGACAAAAAGCACTCTTTAATGTGGCGTGTACTGAATCTGATTTGTTGTTCGTCATCCTTATCGACAAACATCACAGCGGTGCCGAATGTCACCAGGTCAAGATAGAGCTCGGCAATTTGCTCTTGAAAGTTTGATCTGTTGAACGCCTGGTACATAACGTCCTCAACAGATTGCAGCCATTCCTTGGCTTCATCGTCGCCGTTCAGCTCATCATCAGAAAAGCGCAACCCAAACCAGCTGGTGCTGCCGTTGGTCAGCATACCATGCAAAGAGGCCGCTAGCAGCTCAGCTGCCAGTATGGCAGTGCCATCAAAGACAAGTTCTGATCGTTTGTCGCCCGGTGAGCGATTTTTTGTAACGTCAGCCTTGCGCGGCACAACATAGTCGGCCACTTCTTGCCAGTGGCTTTCCCATGTCTGGCGTTGCGTGACCAGGCTGTCGTACTGCTTGATCAGGATTTGCGCGAGTTGATCAGCCATTTAGCCACCCAGTAAAGATTTCTTTTCGGTAGGCGCAGCGCCCATAACGCCCTGCGAGCCGGTCAATATAGTGCCACCAGTTCTGCGGCGCTTTTTCTTTTTTGGCGCCTCGCCTTCCTGTTCGCCGGCATAGATGACATCATCTGGTGATGGCGGCTCCGGCGCATCAACCGCAGCGGCTGGCGGCGGTGCAGCAGCTGCCATGGCTTCTTGCTGTTCCCGCACTTCCTTTTTGCTCGGAATAACCCCAGCTGCCTTCAATATTTCTTTTGAAGCTCTTCTAAATACCCTTGCTATACCGCCCATCATTTGCCTCCGAGTAGTGATTTATATTCTATGGGTGCGTCCGTTGTGACGCCCATCGATCCTGTTTTCTGGCTGGTTTTCATCGTCGCCTTGTTTTTGCTCTTACGCTGCACTTTCTCGACCTCGGTGTTGCCAGCCCTTACAACTGGTGCCGGGGTGGCCGGCGGGGGTGGCGGCGCTGGCGGCGGCGGCGGGATCATGATTTTGGGACGTAGAAAACTCATGCGACCACTCCTAGCGGGTTGTACGCGCTGTCTGCGATTTTTTGGGGCGCCCTTTGGTAGCCTTGCGTTTCTTTGATGCCGACCGCGAGGTAGCGGAAAGCGTCGGCGGCGTGGCTCGACCAGTCATGTACCGGGGTGTTTCTGAAGCTCCTGAGCCTTTCGTTATACGCCCTATGATACTGTCTAAGGGCTTCCAGACCAGGTTTGCAATTTTCTTTATCAAACCAACAACGGGGGATAAGCATTTGTGCAGCATGAAGTCCGTCCTCTAATGGTAATTTTGGCACAACGCGGAAGTTTATTCCCAAGTCCCAGGCGACCTCTCGCCGGCTTTTACCGCTGCCCAGTTCTCTCACTTCGATATCGTGCGGGGCATTGTGTGTGCCATAAAGGTAATCTTTGTCTGCCAGCATCCTGGCATAGTGAGGCAAGCCCTCACCCCTGTTCTCATAAAAATCGATAACGTGAACGGCTCTCCCAACGGACTGGGTAAACCAGACCACAGTGCTATCGCCAACCCCGAGATCCCACCAGGTATCCACCTTCACGGTTGGATCATAGGGAACTGACGATATGCGCCCCTTTTCCTGAGCCTCTTGCAGCTCTTTTCCAAAAACAGCCCCCGGCACATTAGCCACCCAAGAGCACTCAAACTCTTGCTCGAACTGATCAGCCGACATCATCGACCTGGCAGCATCCAGTTCCTCTTCATCCAATATGCCAGTCTCACTAGCCTTATGGATTGCTGTGTACCAGTCGTCCTGGCTCTCAGCCGCCACAAACAATTCATAAAATGCGTTATGGCCTCTAGGCGTACCGATAAAGAGCGCCTTGCCTTTTCTGTCACTCAGTGCCGGCCTGATGATCTCAGGAAACAAACTCTCAGGCATATCTGCCATTTCATCCAGGCAAGCCATGTCCAGATAAATACCGCGTAAGCTATCCGGGTTTTCAGCCCCTAACAGCTGTATCCTCGCACCATTCGGCAAATCACAGCGCAGCTCAGTCTCATGAAACCTGACCATAGGGATCTTGCCGGCGAACTGTTTTAAGTAATCCCATGCAACCGCCTTAGCTTGCCGATAGGTGGGCGCTATGTAAGCACAGCGAGGATTGGTATTCGGATTAAGCACAGCCTCTCTCAGCAAGTGATTTATCGCCATGACAGTCTTGCCAGCACGTCGATGCAGTACGACAACGCCCCAGCGGCGCTTGCTTAGCTCGGCGTGGAGCTCGGCTTGCAACGGTCTAGGTGTATAGGGGATCTCAATGTTCATGTGAGAGACAGGCTCATGATAGGTTATTATATGCTATAGATTCGGCGGGCGTCTCTGGGGGTGGTAGGGGGTCTCGTTTACAAAATCCCACACACACAACAGGTACATATCCCGTCACTCTCGTAAGCATATCAATGGTTACAGCCTGGTCAGTGCCAAGCCAGTGCCAAGACCGTCACAGTCTGGCATCAATCACAGAAAAACAAAAAGCTTTGGGTGCCTTGTGCGCGCGAGCACTGACACACACAGCCTTTTATATATATCAATTCACCACGACAGGTTCAGCATTTCCCCAGGTCAAAGTCACAGTCCCGCTATTGCTTTGCTTGTCATCTACCTTGTCCCTAATGCCAAGAGGTTGCATCTGCCTGATGTGCTTA